CGAGGTTATCTCAACGGAGTGGAACAGGTTTCAAAGGATTGTGATGATGCCGGAGGCTATACAGCGGGATCGGGTGTTGCTAGTTTTTTGACCGGTGTTTGGGAAGGAGGAGCGTCGATGTACTTCGATGGTCAAATGGCGGTACAAAAGATATGGGACACTAACTTGTCTGTTGCTGAAATCCTTCAGGAAATGTATTTCATTCGACCTGTTACTGATCTTGTTGATTTTGTATCATGGGTGCCAATGTTTCCCGGTTCAAGTGAACGTATCTACGATTATCAAGCCAAAATTAGCTGGAATGAAGTTGGTACGCTTGCCGACGGTGCGGATAGTCCTCCTGTTGCTTGGGGCGCACCCATTTTGGCATCGGGCGTATTGGGAGTGGAGGATTTAGGCGTAGCCATCACTGACGCAGTGCCTTTTCAATATACAGGCGTGAGGGTTATATCGTGAGATGCTTTATTTTTTATGGCGATGGAACCATGTTTGAGGGACCGCCAGAAAAAGCGGATACGACAAATGTACAGGCAATTGTACAGAAGGGCAAAAAGAACTGGCATACGGTCAGCCATGCTGATTTCTATTGCCTGGATAAAGAGATGGGGTTTTATGGTGTAGATGAGGCCGGTTATTATCAGTATATGTTTGAACCCGGCTATAAGTTGGTTATGTTTGGAAGAACAATCGACACAGAGAAATTTCAGAAAATCTTTCAAACAGCATTGAGTTGGGCAGATAAGTTGCGTAGAGCAGAACAATGACTAATCCAGTCTTTAATCAAAACGGCTTTGGCTTTTATGATAATGATAGCAACTGGAATTTTGTCAGTGGCCTGAGTGAGAATGATAATCTCACTGCTACAGATGCCACTACGGTCATCCTTCGCTTGGAGGTGGAAATTACCAACGCCAAGGCGGTCAATAACTATGTTCCTGTCATTCGAGCTGCGAAGAATGGTGGTTCCTACGCTGACCTGACCACGGGCAGAACAGACGGGCTTCGCATTGCTACAGATGGCTGGTTTACAGATGCAGATGCTGACAATAACGATAGATTGACTTCATCATCTCTTACATTCACGGGCGGCGAATTAGACGAAGATGGCACACTTGGTGAGACTGTAGATGGTATGGATTTCGTAGGTGAAGATCATTGGGAAATTGGTATCGCCATCGAAATTGATACAGGCAACGCCAGTGATAACGATTATTGGGATATTGAACTTTACAAAGATGATGGAACTACCCCGCTTGACGGTTATTCCAGAATTCCACGAATAACTTATGAAGAAGGCGTAACGGACAACAGCGTTAGTGGCATTTCTGATTCTGTTACGGTCGGGGACACCGCAAGCATGGCGGCCCTGACACTTCCTAATCTTGAAGAATCGGACAGCGTAACGGTAGGCGATAGCCCTACCATGTATCTTGGGCTGGGCGATATTACTGAATCGGATGCCGTGACCGTTGGTGATACGGCTTCACTGGAATCTGAGGATTTGGCAGTTTCAGAAAGTGATGCTGTAACGGTTGGAGAATCTGACAATATTACAGGACTCGAAGCTCAGGATCTGAATATCACGGGCATTTCAGAATCTATCACGGTCACCGACACTCTTCCCACAGGCTATTATTATGAAATTTCAGTCGGCGAAGATGTCACCGTTGAAGTTGTAACTCCTGAGGTTGAGCCAGAAATCAGCGAGTCTGATCCGGTATCAGTCGGTGATACTGCCACTATTGGAGCCCTTGAACTCGGAGATGTTGCCGAAAGCGATGCAATAACCGTTGGGGATACTGCATCGCTATATATGGGGCTCGAAGTTTCAGAGAGTGAGAGTATTACCTTAGGTGATACTGAAGGTATTACACTCACGATCGAGATTGCAGAGAGTGAATCGGTCACCATCGGTGACACAGAAGATGTTAATCCTGTTTATGATCTGAACATTGCAGAATCAGAATCGGTGACTGTAAGTGATTCTCCTACAGCTCAAGTTACGACAATCGGGGAATGGTATGTAAGTCAGTCAGATCCTATCAACGTTTCAGATAGCCCGACTTTAACTTTACAATTAGCCGATGTTTCCGAATCGGATGCGGTTTCTGTCACGGATACTCCTCAGGTTTCGGTTTCTTCGATTGGTGCGATTGACGTAAATGTTAGTGATTCCATTTCGGTCACGGATATACCAACATTTGATCCATTGGCAATTACGGTATCAGAAAGTGATGCGGTCACGGCGGGCGATACGCCAGTTATTTATTTCGGATTGAATATAAGCGAATCTGATGGCATAAGCATTACTGATACTGTAGGATTTGACTCCCTTGAGATCAAATTTGCTGTAAGCGATGCGGTTGCATTGGCAGACAGTCCCAATGTTGTTACCGCAATTGCTGGGGTTGTTTATACGATTGCTGTTGATGATTCGGTATCTGTGTCTGATAATGCAATTGTATATTGTCCATCCAGGCGGCCATCCATTTGGAAAATAGGCAGGGCAATTCGTAGAGAAACGACAGGGCAGAGATATAATAAATTGAATAGGTATGGTTAGTGAAATGAGTATATTTACCAGAATTATTGATGCGATAAGAGGCAAAGGTTTATATGATTTACATCCAGAATTGCAGTGGAGGCTTCCTATTCTGCGAGCATTTTCAGATGCAGATCCGACAGCTTTGCGTGATGATTTTCATAGCAATGCAGAGATATTTTCAACGCATATCTGGGTTTACAAGGCAATCAAAGTTCTGAAAGATAATATTGCCCCTCTATATCTTCGCGTTGTTCAGGGTAGCGGCCAGGATCTTGACCCATTAGATGAACACCCTTTTAGCCAATTATTACAGTCCCCCAATCCATCTATGAGTTCAGCCGACTTCTGGGAGGAGTGGGTTGTTGATCAAATGCTTAGCGGGGAATGGGGAATTGAAGCTGTGCGAAATAATGGTGCTGAACTCATGGAGTTCTGGCCCCGCCAATCCTGGATGGTCTATATTCGCAAAAATAAAAATAAAAAATTGTACCGAGAAGTTGTTGAATACAAAATTGACAACAATGATGATGAGCCCTATATCCTGAAACCTGATGAATTTATCCACTATAAATTTTATAACCCACAAAATGTATGGCGAGGATTGGCCCCTATCGCAGCTGTAAGAATGGGAATCAATATCGACCAACTTTCCCAAGCATGGTCGCGCTTGTTTTTCAAGAACCAGGCAAGACCCGATTATGCCCTGATTGCCCCTGAAGGTTTGACAAAAACAGAACGAGAAGAATACGAGGAATATCTGAGCAATTTCAGGGGGGGCGAAGGCCTACACATGCCCATCATTCTTGAAAAAGGTATCACCGATGTCAAGCCCCTGAATTGGGCTCCCAAAGACCTTGAATGGTTAGAACAGCGCAAACTTGCCAGGGATGAGATCGGGGCGATATTTGGGGTTCCCGATGAGATCATGGGTTATGGTCGAAATACCTATGAAAACTTCGATACGGCGGATCGAGTTCTTTGGACGTTGACTATCACTCCGATGGTTCGTTTCCGAGATCGAGTTATTACAGCCTGGGCCAAAAGATACAATCATATTGATGCGGGGCAACGAGTTGAAACAGATCTTACAGCCATCCCTCAACTCCAGGAAGATAAATCGGAGAAAATCGAACAGTTAGAAAAACTTGCCAATAAAGGCTATCCGGTCAATGTTATCAATCAGTGGCTTGGGCTGGGGCTTCCCGAGATCATGGGCGGTGATATTGGATACCTGCCCCTGAATATGGTTCCTGTTATGGGAAATCCACCAGACACGAACGGGCGGAGTATGCAGCAAAGTTTCAAGATTGCTGAAACAACGGATCAGAAAGATTGGCATTATGGCATGGGCGCTCCCCTGTTCGATAGCGATGAACATAAGGCACTCCTGAAAAGGCGAAACGCTCTGACCGATCCCTTTGTTTCCCGAATGCAGCGGGAGCTTAAGAAATTCTGGCAGCGACAACAAAATGAAGTTACACGAGGACTTAGAGATAACCGAGCCTTTGGACGTGGCAAATGGATCGATAAAATTCCTGTAATGAAATTGGACGAAGAGGGCAGGATCCCGCCTGTAAGTGAATTATTCAATCTAACCAATGAGGTACAGGCTTTCATTTCGGCTTTTTTGTCTCTTGTCGCTGGTGCGGTGGATGCTGCTGGATCGGCGGAAGTTGAGGCGCTTGGCCTAGAAATTGCCTTCGGGATTGAGCGCCCCGAAGTCATCAGTGCATACCGCGGGATCTTGCAGCACACCGCCCAGAAAACACAGAATAGAGTATGGCTGGATCTTGTGGGTATATTCGAGGAGGCGGAACTGGAAGGCGAAAGCGTTCCGCAAATCATGGAGCGATTGAGCGCATACTATGGAGGTCTGAAAACCGATTGGCAAACGGAACGGATCGCAAGGACTACCATTACAGCAGCTTCTAATCTTGGGGCTACTGAAGCCTGGGCGCAATCTGAAGTCGTTCGGGCTCGGGAATGGATCTCTGCATTAATCCCTGGCCGAACACGTGATGAACATGCAACTGCACATGGGCAACAAAGAGGCCTGAGAGAATCCTTTGACGTGGGCGGCGAACTGTTACAATATCCGGGCGACCCACAAGGAAGTCCAGGGAATATCATCAATTGCCTGTGCACGTTGGGACCTGTGGTAATGGAATAGTTGAAATTTCGGAGAAAATAGTATATATACTAAGTAACAACTGAATAAATTAGAACGCCTGACCGAGGGAATGATCCCGGGGCGAGCACTAAGCTCGTTCCGGGATTTTTTGTTGGAGGTATGAAGTGGAGAAGGTTTACAAAACATTTGAGGTAGAAAAAAAGACGATTGATGCTGATGCTGGTATCTATGAAGCCTGGATTTCTACCGAAGCGGTGGACAGGGATAACGATATTATCAAGGCCGAGGGTGCGATTCTTGATAATTATCGCAAGAATCCCGTTGTTCTTTTTGGCCACAATTATCGTGATGTTGAGGCGGTTGTAGGTAAGACGCTTGAAGTTGAAGCCGTTCCGGAAAAGGGCGTAAGGGCTCGATTTCAATTTACTCCCAAGGGCGATAATCCCAAGGCCGATATTGCTCACAGATTATGGGCTGGTGGTTTCCTCAATGCAACCTCTGTTGGTTTCAATCCCCTGGAATATGAAAAAAGAAAAGATGAAGATGGGGAATTCCTTGACTATGGCTATCTGTTCAATAGCTGGGAGCTTTTGGAGTTCTCTATTGTCCCCGTTCCTGCCAATCAAGATGCTTTGAGATTGGCGATCAAGGAAGTTGAAAACGAAATTTTTGATATGGATAACCCCTATCTACGTAATGAGCAAAAAGAAATTTTTGAAGCATATAACGAGTCAGAACCTAAAGAACTCGATATAGAGCAAGAGACTGAAATCGAAGTTGATCCAATCATTAGTATTGACGAAAAACTCACGGATGACGAAATAGATGCTTTTGCGGATGACGTTAACGAAATACTTTTTGAAATTGTGGAGGTACTTAATGAGCACACTACGAGAAACCCTTGACGAACTGAAATCTGAACTATCAGATATTCAGGAAACCGTTAGGGAATATGCAGACCGCCCAACCAATATTGATCTTGAACCTATGGAGGAAAAGATCACTGAGTTGGTCGATGCACAAGTCACCGCCAAGCTGGAAGAGGCGGAAGAAAAACGCCCCCAGCGCAAAGGCGAATGGGTTGGACCTGAGGGTTTCAAAGAACGAACCCTTGGGCGCATCGAAAATGGGCGTTTCAAAGGCATGAAGGAATCAGATGTACTTTGGGCTGGTTTCCAGCTTCGCAAAATGAGGGAACAATTCCCCAATTTTGTGCGGACGGAAAGCCCAGAGATGACCAAATTACTTGATGCCACTACCGCGGGATCTGGCGATGAATGGGTTCCGACAGGAATGGCAGCCGAACTCTGGCAGGATTTCTTCCTGGCAAACAAGGTTGTATCAACCCTGGGCGTTATTCCCATGCCAACCAATCCCTTTGACATCCCCGCCTGGGGAACGGCAACCTGGAGAAAGGCAACTGCTGGTGAGGCCACGGCTGCATCTGATCCAACCACCTTCAAATCAACGCTGACAGCAACAGAACTCATTTCAGAGATCAACTGGAACTATGACCTGGATGAGGATGCTTTACTTGCCGTCATGCCAACGATTCGGGGTGAAATTGTGCGTTCGGGTGCTGAAATCATGGACAAGTTCGTGATGAATGCCGATAGCACTGCAACTGCCACGGGGAATATCAATCTTGACGATGATACCCCTGCCACGGATGCCTATTATCTATCTGCTGGGCAGGATGGGATTCGTCACTATTATCTGGTCGATCAAACGGGTCAATCCACAGACATCAATTCCACATTAGATGATGCGGAGTGGCGCGCCGGTGTTGCTCGCATGGGCAAATACGCCGCTAGCGTTTCCGATGTGGCTGCTTTCACGAATGTGAAAACATATCTGATTTCTCTTATGGGTTTGACCAATGTCCGAACACTGGATAAGTACGGTCCAGGCGCGACCATCCTAACGGGTGAGCTTGCGAAGATGGATGGTATCCCCCTGATCGTGACCGAGGCCATTGCCCTGGCAGAGGATGACGGGAAAGTCTGCAAAACGGCTGCAAGCAATGACGAAGGACAAATTGCATTGGTCAGTCGACCAATGTGGAGTGTCGGCTTCCGGCGCCAGCTCTTGATCGAGATGGAGCGGGACATCCGCAAGCGGATCTTTGTCATGGTTGCAAGCTTACGCATTGCTGTGGGTTGTCGTGATAACGGCAAATCATCTGCAAGAAGTGATAAACATACAGCTGGCATTCATGGAATCGCCTACGCATAAAAAGGAGAAATAAATCATGGGAGACGAATTTAATGCCGGAAAGTATGGAGCGATTTTTGGAATTCCTTTCGGCGTTGCAAATGCAGTAACTAATCAAACCAATACCGATCTGACCTGTAGCGATGCTACTTATGTCAATACGCTTTTTGTTGCACCTAAATCGGGAAGTGTTGTTGGTATCAGTGTTCAGGCTTCGGCAGAAGTGACTACTGACTCTGGAACATTCCGAGCTCATAAAGATGGGACGGAATTTGCACAGAGTGGTTATCCTGCCCCTGTGCTGAGCACAACCGCCACTCAGCAATCCTACGCATCGATCCGACCAGGCATATTGACTTTTAGTGCAGGCGAGGGTTTGGGAATTTCATATACATCAACTACCGATTTTGCTCCAACAAACTCGAATGACATTACAGCCATTCTGTTTGTTCAGCTGGATCCTAACTAACCGGACCACCGCGGACCGGCCAGGAGAGGGTGACTCTCTCCCCTCTCCTGGTCAGAGAGAGGGTATATGAAAAAAGAGTGGGGAAGTGTTCTGGTAGGTACTCGATTAGAAAAAATGGTCGAGAACCAGTTTGTAACAGCATGGTCGCATCTGATTGCCAAAGGGCTTCGCCCTGGTGATGCATTTGCTATAGAGAAAGATCACCCCGCCCATATTTCAGCGAATGAATTGGTTCGTAAATTCCTGAGAACGGATCTCGATAGTATCTGCTTTCTTGATAGCGATTGGGATGGTGGATACCAGTTCGTTGAAGAACTGAGAAGCATCGAAGATGGATGGGAGTTTGACATATTTCAGGCATTCTATCCCCGGCGGGGTTGGCCCCCAGAGGCGATTTGGTTCAAGCGAAGCGCATTGGGCGATCTGATGCAATGTCTTGTATGGAAGGATAACCATACCGAAGAAACGGCGCTTGCCGGATTACATAGCGTTTTGATCCGGCGCGAAGTTTTTGAAAAGATGCTGGAAGAACACCCCGAAATTCCTCTGGAAGAATTCGATTTCTTCTGGTATCCGAGACATAAAAAGATTAGCGAGGATTCAGCCTTTTGCTTTGATGCGACAGATCACGGCTTCAGGATTGGATCTACAACGAAAGTGAAAGCCGGTCATATCTCAAGGGTAACGACCGGCTGGGAAAGTTATCAGGAATATATCCAACTCTCAGGTGTTGCCGATCTCTGGAAAGAAGCCTATGGGCGCGTGAATTTGGTCGCTGAATTTCTTAATGAAGATCCGGAAACAGTTATCGCCCATGCTATGCGGGGTTCTGCCAATGTACGGGAAGGTCTGGAGCGTCATGGCAATCCCCAAAGTGCAAATGAGCTTAAGAAATTCTATGGTGCGGAGGACAGCGGTTATTTCTATGACCTCCTCGGATGGAATAACATGCCACTTTACCAAAAAGCCATTGCCCCCCTAGGCGATATTTTTAGCAAGACTGTTTTAGTAGTTGGAGGTGGTATTGGCGGAGAAGTGGAAGTCTTAAAGGGCAGGAATAGAGTTGTAGTTTTTGAGTTGCCCGGGGCTCTAAGAGATTTCCTTGTCTGGCGATATAGAGACGAAAGTAGCGTTTCAATATGGAACTTTGGAGATCTCAGGGAAAGTCAGGCTTACCCGGTTTATGACTGGATCATTGCCATTGATACCCTCGAACATATTCACCCCGACGAATTTGAAAGCACAATGGACGCCATGCTGGGACTGCTGAAGCCTGATGGAAAGTTCTATTTCAGGAACAACTTTGGCCAGCAAGAGATTTATCCTATGCACTTTGATCATTCAGAAGCGTATGCTCAATGGATTGAAACGAATGGGCTCGTGGTCTGTGACAGACATAACATTGGTGTAGAGATTTTGAAAAGAGAAAAACATGAAGAAATTGAAGCTGCTTGATCAGTATGTAAGCAACATGGGGCGCTTTAAGAAGGGCGATGTTATTGAAGTGAATGACAAAATGGCTCAATGGCTGATGAACGATGCCCCTCTGTGTTTTGAAGAATTTATTGAGGTCAAAGAAATCGAAGAACCCCCACAGGACAAAGCCGTGAAATCGCCCCCAAGGAAAAAATCAGTAGGGCGCCCGAGAGGACGCCCAAGGAAGAAGGCAAGTGGATAGATTGTACTGCTCTCTTGAAGAACTTGAACATGATCTTGGTCAGGATGAAGGGGTGAAGGATGTCACTCGAGCCCTGGAGCGCATACGATCCGCTTCGGATTGGATCGATAAGCGTCTGGGACATTTCATCCCTGTGTCAGCAACCAGGCGATATGATGGAAACGGAAAGATCAGCCTTCCTATTCATTCCCTTTTATCTAGCACTCCTACAGTCACAGACGATGGGGACACCTTAGAAAGTACCGATTTTCTACTCTATCCACGAAATAAACTCTGGGAAAATGGCCCTTATTCACGTATTGCTATTGATCCCGATGCTACAGGGATCACTGTTTGGACGCCTGAACTGGATTGTGTCACGGTCAATGGGACATGGGGGCTTTATGATGAAAGTATTGACGTGGGAACGGATCTCAATGATGCCAGTTTCACGTCTACTAAAACAGCCCTGGCCGTAGATGATGGTTCCTGTCTGTCCCCTGGCATGGTCATTCTTCTTGATAGTGAACAAATGCTGGTTGAAGATTATGGTGCACTCACAGATTCAATCGCTAATACCGCTGAAGCTGTGGACGCTTCTGAAGTTGAAATTGACGTTAATGATGGGACACAAGTAAACGTCGGGGAAATCATCAAAATCAACTTCGAGCAAATGAAAGTCCTTGACATAAGCACGAATACCTTGTTGGTTTCCAGAGGCTATCACAATACAAGCAAAACAACTCATAACACCAGCGTTGATGTTTATGTCTATCGCACCTTCACGGTTAAACGGGGCATTAATGGCACAACAGCGGCGGCACACGATAACGATAAGGACATTAGTCGTTATATCGCCCCCTATGATGTGAATTATTTATGTCGCCAGATGGCGGTTCTGATGGAAAAGAAAGCACAGACCGGATTTGCAGGGAAAACGGCAAACGTGGAACTTGGTGAAGTTTTCTATCATCAGGAATTTCCCAAAGAAGTCATCGACCGCATCAAACGAGTCTACAGGATCCCAAGATTATGATCACGTATGAGGTTGAGATTAAAGGCTTGGATGAAGCGGTTGAAAGACTTTCGCGATATGACAAGATCGCAGACAGACGCTTGCGAGAAGCCATGAAAAAAGCGGTTCTGCATATTGAGCGAGAAGTGAAGAAGCCCCCGCCTGTAGGTGCTCCCGTGGGCGTGAGTGGCAGGCTGCGAAATTCAATGGCGAGCAAAGTCACAGGACAACCCGGTTCTGTTGTGGGCAAGGTGGGATCCACGATGAGCCATGTTTATCCATCCGTTCAGGAATTTGGGCGTAAACCAGGGAAAGCACCTCCCCCCGGTGCTCTGGACCGTTGGGTTCATATTGTTCTGAAAGTACCTCCATCCAAAGTTCGAGGTGTGGCTTATCGCATTGGGCAAAGATTAAAGCATCGAAAAATGCCGGGCAAGTTTTTCCTCAAGCGAGCCTTTCAAAGATCGAAAAGTTGGGTACAGAGATATTTCAAGAATGCGCTTAAACAGATTACAAAGGATTTAGCTGGTGGCGGTTGAAAATTGGATTGACGAAATTGTGGATGTGTGGAAGGCGATCGAGGATCCCAAAGGCGGGAACTTACGGGCTTTCTATGTATTCAAGAAAGGCGAGTTCCCTGAGGCGATTTCCGACTTTCCATGTGTCCTAACCTACACAGCGGATGTACGAAATGAGTACAGCAGCGGGGGACCGCTTATTGATACCTGGAGGGGCGTTTCAGAGTTCCATTTAGTGCCGGATGTGGGAAAACAGCACTATCCCTATATCATGCGCTGGTTTGCGCTGATACGAAATGCAGCGGCGGGGTCCATGCAGCTTAACTCGAAAGTAGCACATTTTCTATTGAGTCAGGAAGATAGTCCATCCATTGAAGGGCCTGTGAAATTAATCTTTGGCTCTGAGGCCGAACATCTTGGGCTTATTGTGCATTGGACCGTAAAAGAAAATGTCTCGGGCGATTATTCGCCCGCGGCCTAGGAGGATTTATGAAATATAAATTTGTTGGTAATGGCAGAGGTATTCCAGGACTTCCCCATGAGGTATCGGATGAGGATGTAAAAGTTCTTGGCATGGAGGAAGTTCTGAAAGCTGCCTTGAAGAACGGGAATTATGTGAAGGTAGAAGAGAAAAAGTCAAAGGTAGAAAAGGAGTAATTCATGGGTGACGAAGCACTTTCTAAGTTTCAATTCGGTGTAGAAGGGACGCCAGGTTCAGCGGTGGCGGCGGATACGATGTTCTATGGACTGGAGATGTCGCCGCTATTGCCTGATCGCAAACCAGCAAGACCAAGGGCCAATATCGGGGTAAAGACAGAATCGGCAGAAAGCTATTTCTATCAATATCTTGTAAGCGACACGATGCGCTTTCCTTACGGCTATTTCCAGGTATTGCCGGTGATCTTTTCCTGTGGGATTAAAGGCGGGGTTTCGCCAGCCGAGCAAACTACTGACCAGAATGATTATCTTTGGACCTTTACCCCAAGCGAAACGGCAACCAATAGTCATGACAGCATAACGTTCGAGCGTGGAGATAACGTTCAGGCTTATGAAGCTGAGTATCTAATGTTTGAGCGCATTCGCATCTCTGGTGTGGTTGCGCAGGGAATGGATGAATCCCCCGTTGTGGTTGAAGGTGGATTCTTTGCACGTCAATGGACGCCAACAGATTTTACGGCTGCTCTTACTGCTCCGACTGTAAATTTCATGAATGCAAAGCTGGCGACTATTGCCGTTGATACAACCTGGGCGGGAGTTGGCGGTACGCCTTTGACCAATACACTTCGAGCATTTGATATTGAATTATTGACTGGCGTTCATCCAAAATTCTTTGGTAGCGCATATCAATATTTCGACTCTCATGGCGAGGATGTCATCGGGTTTATTGCCAATTTCACATTGGAAGGAAATTCTAGTGCAGATGGTATATATGACACTTTCCGAAGCCAAGCCTTGCAGGTTGTTCGATTGACCATTACAGGCCCACAGATCGGAACGGGTGACCCTCACTCTATGGTTCTGGATCTTGGCGGAACCTGGGATGACGTTCAGCCTATGGCCGAACAGGTCAATGGAAACAACTTACATCGTGCGATCCTGGTTCCTGAATATGATGCAACTGGCGCGAAAAAGTTAGCTTTGACGGTGACGACAAACGTTGACGCAATCTAAAAGAAAGCGAGGGGTTATGAAGTTCAAAATAAAGAAAGTCGTGAAGCCGCTGGATCTTGCAGACTATGAGGAAGCCTATGGCGGTCAGGAAGGATCCATTATCTACGTGTGGGTCAATCCCCCCTATTCGGTGCGGGAAGAATACGACGAAGCACGTAAGGCAATCCTTGAAATGAGAAATTACGAAGGGGATGGCCTGATTGAAAAAAACGAAGAAGCCAATCAGAGATTATTTGAATGGTACTCGAAAATATGGAGCCAAAAGGACGGACATGAATGGCCCCCTGAGGAAGTGCGGGAACTCAATCAGCAATGTATCGAGCATGATATAGGCCTCTGGGAATTCGTCATTACAGGAACCTTTGACTTACTTAAAAGGCAACAGGAGCGAATAAGAAAAAACTGACAGACGCGCTGCTCGTACTCTCTCAGAGTGGCGCAACTCGACATCCACAACTATCAAGAATAATCCAGGCACAGCGGATTAATCGATTAATGGGCGGATTTGCTATCTGGCCTTGGGAGGTAGATGAAATTACGGACGAATGGCTTGCAAGTTTTGAATCATTAGAAATGGGGCTTCCTACTCTACAAAAGGAAAAGGATGATTGGGAAGCTAGATTGGCGAACTTTCGGAGACAACATCCGACATTTCAGAAGTATAAACACTAGGTAGATTATGGGCGCTAGAGACACGCTGGAACTTATCCTGAGATCAAGAAAATCAGGAGATGCAGCAAAACAAACTACGGGTGATTTAAAAAATCTCAAAAAGGTTGGTATTGCCACCTTTGCAGCCCTCGGAGCTGCGGCATTAACAGCGAAAAAAGCATTTGATTTTGGCGAGGAAGGGGCTCAGTTACTTCGTCTTGAAGCGACTGGTGAAACCCTGGCCGATTCTTTCGGTCAATCAATGGATGACATTATAGACTCTATTCAGACCGCATCCCATCAAACCATCAGCCGATCCGATGCCATCCTTGTCGCGAATAGAGCCCTGCGCCTCGGTGTTGCTAAAACCCCAGCGGAATTTGACAAACTAACGAAATCATCTATTGCCCTCGGTCGTGCGATGGGGCTTGGTCCTCTGCAATCTATCAATGACCTGACAACTGGCATTGGTAGAATGTCGCCTCTCATTCTGGACAATCTTGGCATCCTGACCGCGGGCGGGAAAATATTCGATAATTATGCCCGAAAAATGGGCACAACGGCTGACAAATTGACTGACGCCGAGAAAAAGCAGATCCTTTTCAATCAGACCATTCAGGATGCGCAACCCTTGCTTACCGATACGGGTGAACTTGTCGAGGATTTGGCGACTAAATACGAACAATTTAACAAAAATTTAGATGAGTTACAAGACAGCCTGACCATTCTCATTGCCAGAACGTTTCCAAAATTTGCTGACAGAATAATGAATGGTACAGGCGCAATTAATGAATCTATTCGGACAATGGAGGAACATAATTTAACGGCAGGTCTTTTTGGTGGCTTTTATGATGAGGCTGGTAGGAAGATAGCCAAAAATTATGCTGAGTTGCGGGAATGGGCAGCAATAGCGGAAGCTATTCGATTTGAGAAAGAACTACACATCGTTGTTCATAAGGAAATTGCTAGTGCGGAGCAAGAAGAAATCGAGGCGGGCAAGGAGCTCGCTGGAGAAAACGAGGAAATCAAACGTAGTTATTACAGGGCCAGAGATGCAGCAACAAGCTTTTTTGACAAAGTAGATACCGGACTAGGCTCTGTCCTTGAAAGAAGAATGGAGGACCTTGAATTACTTGCAGCAGGTGGCGGGGAACTCATGGGCGCAGAACAGGCTATCACGGCAGCGTTAGAAGCTGGAAAAATCACAGCTCCCGAAGCTGAAGCGATGTATGCCGAAGTTTATACGCAATGGCAAAATCTCCAAATTGACATGAATAATCTTGATCTTTGGCAAGCGTCTGAAAACATTTCAGACGCCCTCGATATTCCTATTGAAGATGCAAAAACCAAACTCCTCGAAATGGATGGGCAAACCCTTACAACAGAACTCATTATTAATATGCGAGTTGGAACAGGAAGCCAATATCGACACTTTTTATTTGAAGATGGGATTGGCGGGCAATATGGATTGGATATGATTGTTCCCCCGGGTTATCCCAACGATACATTTCCAATTCTGGCGAGTTCTGGGGAACATGTAAAAATCACCCCCCAAGGTGAAACAAATAATTACAATCAGCCTTTCAAAGGTATGACTGTGAATATCAATAACACTCTCGATATGAGAACTTTTAAGAGTATGCTGGAGCGATTAGTTTAATGGCGAGAACGTTTAATATCACGAATGGGTCAGATACGGTCGATCTTATTGACAGTTCTTCCCCTGGCATAATTGCAACCAAGGGCGGATTTGGTCAGTCGTCATTTACTCCTCATCAATATTATGCTGCACAGAGCATCGAAGATGAACTCTTTGTTGAACATTATGACTTAATTGTTATGGGCTCCAGTCATGATAATCTTGCCACACAGACTCGAGCGCTTATTAAATTATTGAAACAAGCCTATCTGCATAGAAAACATCCCGAACAATATAATCCAGTCTATATTACCCAGCAAACAACCAATGAAACCGGCACTCGATATGCCAAAGTTTATGAAAGCCCTGAGGTTAGCAACCCCGATTTCTTTAACTTACCCTTTGAGACACAGAATTGGATTGAAACGCAAGGCGTGAATATTGCCCGCGGTATCTGGCGCTCGGGTGCTCCAGGGACTCTTGGCTCTGCGCTGACACTTGATCCCACGGATGGACCAGCAAGTCCTACAATGGTGCATGTTTCCAATTTTAGGGATGACAGCAATATTACTCATTTATATATGAAATCGGGCTCTCCCTGGGGAAGCAATCTTCATGGAACTAATTCATGGAATATATTTCCTTCTGTGGCTCAGAACGATGGTTTGTGGATAGGTTCTACTGCGGGACCGTTCAAAATATTTGTCCTTCCAAAACTTTCTACGGCAGGCATAAACCATTCGGGGACGCTGGCACTTTATTACTCAGATGGTGTAGGAACGACCGCGGCTTTAACCCTTGGAACTGATTATACTTGTTATCCTGGCCCAGACTTGGAGGCTTGTTTAGAACAGAATGACGAAGATATAGTAATTTGCGTAAATCCGCCATCAGATTGGATACAAGATACCTGGAATTCAGTCAATGCTTGGTGGCTAATAATCTCAGAACAGGCCGCTTCTCCTTCGTGGGGTACTATTCCTGTTGCTTCAGCTTCACAAGATGATTATGCTCAACGTACCCCCGAAGTACAAATTCCCTCAACGCTTATCGAGGGAGATACTTGGCCTTATGTATGTATACGAATGTATACGCCAGCAGGGGGTGATGAAAACGAGGGCTTTTCTTCCCTTTCACGAATTGTTATTGGTGCTAAAAATGACCCCGGCACGTTTACATCCCATCTGAATGCAGGAAATCAGGACAATCCTTCGGGCTGGGCAATAACCTATGGGGATGATAGTTCCAGCGTAGCCGATGTTGAAGCCCCTGGGGGCTATCATTGCGCAGTTTCCTTTTCCACCGAGGAAACATTAGTCAAGCGCGCCATTTTTACAGGTACAGATAAGCTGGGCGATTGGATCGGGGAATATCGTGCCTTTGTGACCTGTCAACAGGTAGGATCCGGTTCTGCCGGTGACACGGGGATCATGCTGCGCACTTATATCAACGATGCCTCCAATGTTTATTCTCCTAAAAGAGATACAAAAATAGTTGATCTTGAAGGAGAGGATCAGGGTCATGAAGTTGTCGAACTTGGAACGATCAAAATCCCATTTGGTTATGCCAGCTCTAAGGACAGTTATACCAGCGGAGATATTATCTTTGAAATCCATGCCGAGCGAACAACGGGAAGTGGAACCCTTGAAATTTACTCTCTGATCCTTATCCCCCTGGACAATGATTATGGCGTGACATTTGAGGACCCGCTGACCGATTCGGTAAATGGTAGTTCTGCCCTGCGCGGAGATAACATTCTTGAAGATGATAGCGGGATTATTCTCAACAGAACGATCAAGCGGGTGAAAAGCGGATCTTATATTTATAACTCTGACGAATGGGGACGTGGAGGCCCATCATTAAGGCTTGAACCTCTCACGGATACCCATCTCTATTTCATTATGATGCACTATCCATCGGGCGGGACTTGGGGAACGGGACCTATGATTGCATCCTTGGGATGCCATCTCGCGTTCGAATTATACGGTCAATTTTGTTACATGGCTTTGAGAGGGAGCGGATAATGGCGATTGGGTCGGTTCTGATCGATGCGAATCCTGTTCTGGCCTGGGAGTCGTTCGTTCTCTCTCTGGACAGAAAATACATTGTTAATCCGAGAACCGAATATCGCGATATTGGCGGCCCCTGGAAATTCACTTTCAACATCCATCCAGATCGTGTGACCCGAGCAATGGCAAGCGACTTTCTGGAAAATGGGGCCATGCGCCAGATTAGACAATACAACGATAAAGGCGAATTGGAATGGGGTGGTTTCATTGCCAAAGTTGTAGAAAGCACAGGAACAACTAGAAGCGAATTAAATCTCATGAATGTATTCAATCGCCAATGGTGTCGCTATAACACCGGCTCAGGCATTGCCAGATCTACGAAATTTAATGATGCCAATTCGCAGGCCATAGTAGGCATTATTGAGCGGGTTATTATTGCGGGTGAGGTCAGCCTAACCATTGCCGATCAGCATATTGAACAGCTCATGGACTGGACTTCCTATCCCTCCCCGGGCGTTCGACAAATTGATTTTGGTGGAAAAGTAACAAGAGAGCCATCCCTTGAAATTACAGCTTTGGGATGGTCGCACACATTGAACTTCAGAACCTATAACCAGACTGGCTCCAGCGGCGACGCAGATGCATCAACGATTGTGTCTGCCATTGTTACGGATGCTGGTCAGTTTATTGATTCAACTTACATCGAAACCAATGTTTCCCAACTCGAACAGGAATTCGATACCGATAGAAAAGCGGATGAAATTCTGAATAGTATCGCGCAGGTAGGAGATAGCGGATTTAACAAATGGATTTGGGGAGTGGATGCAGAACGTGAATTTTACTATAAGCAAGCAGCGAAGCCGGTGAGGTAAAAATGGCAGAAGTCACTTTACAACCAGCCGAAGGCGATGCAATAGATACCTATATAGACCAAAATAATCCAACGGGCAATGCCGGGACAAGTCTTGAGTTACGTTTGGGATTCAGATCAGATGCCGATAATTATGATTCGTTATTCAAATTCGATTTATCCTCAATTGCTAAAGGGTCAAAAATTCAAGAGGCTATATTAACACTTACGGCTTACTCAAGCGTTGGTAGTGGAACTGGTAAAGTCGAAATTGCGCGTATTCTTGCGGATAATTCGGACTGGACGGAAGGGGGCTGCACCTGGAATACAAAGGATGGTTCTAATTCCTGGGCTGGTTCTAATGGATGTGAAACGGAAGGAACAGATATTGCGGTTTCAAAATTGTATACGGAAAGTGTTGCTTATTCATGGTCTTTTCCAGGAACAAATGATTTTGAATTGGAGCCATCAGAGTTTCAAGCTTTAATTGATGTTGGAAATTATGGCTTCAAAATGTATTCACAGGCGCGAGACGGGTCTGTCGACAGAGTCATTTATAGTAGAAGCTCAAATTACGGAACCTCATCAGATAGACCTGCGCTTTATGTTCGCTGGATCGAGCCCAGTGGTCGCCTCTATGAATATACCTTCAATAAATATGACCCCGAAAAGAAACTCTTCAATAGCATGGGGCAATTAGTTCAACCCAATGAAATAAGACCGAATAATTGGATGTATGTACCAGGCGTGGAATTACCAATGGCCAAAGTCTATGATTCTCTTGTGACAGATCCCCGCATGAATTACATCGTGGGTGTCACAAACGATGAGGATCGCGGTGTAGTAGGGATTGAATTCGACCGAAATCAATTCGCAGATCAGATTATCAAGCGATTGGTAAGGGGTATTTGATGACAGTAGTTTTTGATGTAGGCGAAGGCGGCGACACTATGATCGGTAGGGAAACAAACTCAACCGAAGGATCCACGGCTGATACTGGCGTGGCAACGGGAAACTATAGCGGGAAAAATGCAGCTCTTCTTGATGCTCATAAAACCATTGAGAAAATAGGACCAATCTTCACAGCCTATGATCCTGAACTTTCTGCAATTCTGGCGATGGAGTTTTAAATGATTATCTGGGGATTTGATGTAAGTTCATGGCAATCGCAGGGCTCCATGCTTGGCAATGACAGATGGGATTTATCAGACCTGAACAGATTCCCGCTGGAAGAAATGCGAGAGCATGGCTGCCGGTTTGGAATTGTCAAATATTCCATGCAATTGGGTAAGGATCAAACAGCAGAGGACCATACACATTACATCGAATCGGCAGATATGGAAACGGGTGGTTATCACTGGTGTGATCCAATTGCTAATTTCAACCTGCAAAGAGACTTGTTCACTGAACAAATCCAGGATCTTGAGCCTGTCATCCAGGCTTACGATGTCGAGCAATATTGGGCGAGCTGGGATGATAAGACAAAGATCCTGTCTGAAGATGCGATTGTTGATAACTTCCTGTATTTGTTTGAGGAAACCAGCGGATTATCCCATAACCATCTGATGTACACCGCCAATTGGTTCATAAACAAATATGTTCCTACAAGATCTAGTGAATTGAACGTTTGTGATGGGTGGTATGCAAATTATGTATTCTGGCGGCAATATGTTCAGTCGAATTTTAGAACATATCAATTATCAACTTGGGAACAATTCCATGAAACGTTATATTGGTTCTATCATAATTGGCGTAATTTCTATGACGGCTCCAGTCCATCAAGGACGCTTATACCCCCAGGACTTGATGAACCCACAATTATTCAAGTTGATAGCAAAACCAAACTCCCCGGTTGTCCCTACAACATCGACCTGAATGTTTTCAATGGGAGTGAAAAGGATTATGAGGAATGGTTCAGCGGGATTGAAAACAATGGCGAAGAAAAAACCATTCCAGAACGATTGAGAAATGAAGCGGAAAGCATAAGGATCTCCGCTGGAAATATTGAGGGAATAGCAAATCAGATCGGATGAAGTAATTATGGAAAACATAGATATACCCGACCGGGTAACGAATAAGGAATTATACAAGGTGCTGATCAAAATAGAGCACCGATTAACACGCGTTGAAACCTGCATTGAAGGACAAAAGAAGGACATTGACCATCTCAAAAAAAGAGATTGGTGGAATGGTGGCGTATCCGTTGTACTTGCAGCCTTAGCTGGTTACATTGGCATCAATAAATAGGAGGGAATATGAGTGAATTATCCGATGAATTGAGAAGTGAGAGCGCTGAGCTGGTTTCGATCTCTGGCCGAATTGAAGAAATAGCCACAGAGCTGGAAGGGCAAAGTCCAGGTCCGACGCCCCAAGGTGTCATTCAATATATCAATCCAGTGTTTGATCTTGGTGCAGCTGATCAGGATCCCAGCATTGGGGAAGGAACATTGAAGGCCTGGTATATCGTCAATGAATTTGTCAATGGAACGAGAATAGACTTGCAGCTCTATCTTTCATCTGTAAATGGTTTCCCGGGATTAGGAACAGGATCCTATGAGATTTATCTGCCGGATGACATTGAACCAGACATTGGTTGGTATGCCGGAAATTTCAATTTATGGATCTCTGGGGGGGGCATAAGCGAATTTGATGGATCTGTAAAATGGACCTTCCGAAATCCCGACAAGGGTCCTAAACTCATCTTCACAGTTAACGGGGCTGAATGGTCCCCCGATCATCCCAAAAAATTCGCAGATTTAAAGTTGCGCGCAAATATAAGTTACTACCTATAGGAGGTAAAAATGATTGCAGAACCGTATAACACCATTTTGTTTCTCGTAGCAATTCCGCTAATTCAACAGGCATTAAAGCTGATTGCTGACCGATATGGTTACACATTGAATAAGTTGGCAAATCAGGCATTATCATTGGTGCTTTCGGCAATATTTCTTGTCATTTCTGGAGGCTTTGCAGGTGTAGAGCTTCCATCATGGGGCGGGGATCTTGTCGGTTTCATAGGCTCGCTGATTGCATTTGTTGGCGTTGCCTGGGGTTCCTTGATGGCGCTCTATGAATTGGTATGGGATCGGCTATTCGTAGCAGTCAATATAGCGACAGCCGACAAATTGTAAACCGGATTCCTGGGGTCAGTCCGGAAGAATAATGGTAACCCCGAATTGCATTGGGGTGTCCCCCTCCATCCCGATGCAATCTCCCCGGCCAGTTCTCCCCTGGCTGGCCGGGGAAACTCATCAATGAAAGGAGACAACGCAGCCAATCAAGTTATGAGGTAAGCATGAAGAGACGTGTGATTAGTATTGTTTTGGGAGTGGCATTAATTGTAATTGGGTCGTTATGGTTGATTTACAATGATGAAGTTTCTTACTATATCGAACATGACACTTTTATTGGGAAGCTGGACAGATCTCCCATCAGCCTGGTTTTCCGTGACATTTATATCGCATCTATGGCCCACAACAGGGCTGGCGATCCTATTTCTTTTGAGCTGATTAAGGAGTATGAAGGTGGGTTTGGCAAAGCACCCTATCGGATTGATTACGTGAAAGGTAATCTAATTTGCCGCTATTGCAGTTGGGGTATCAGGACCAATTCAGAGTGGCTGGCTGAGTTCGTGCGCTACGTTGTTCCATTCTACGAATATGAAGGAATCGCACCCCCACATAAGTCTGTTTACCCAGTTCAGATCGCTTTTCTTCCTGTGACTGGTGATAACAGCTTTCATCTACTTGGAAGTGCAGCGACCTGGTACAGTGTGGTCAATTTGAATGAGCGCATGTTATTGAAGCCTAATGCGGATCTCAGGCAAATTTATTCCACTATCATTCATGAATTAGTACACACACAGCGGGGCGGATTTTCCAACGATAGGCCAAATATAATCGAGCCCAAAACACAAAGTGCCACATTGGAAGTATTAGCTGCTATGTGCAACTATGGCGACGATGTTGCCTGCAAAGCATTCTGGTATGAAGTAGAAAGCTGGGCTCGTGGTGCTCTCTGGGTGCGATTGCGAATGATCGGCCTTGATGATCTCTATCAACCCCTGGCAAATTTGCTCTGGCGTGATGCAAAACAGGAAGCCGCAGCAGATAAAAGTTTGCGCCACTGGTTTGAAGATGAAGAAGCAGAACATTATCTGTGGGACATTATATACAACTACGAAAAATATCCTTGGGAAGTACATGTAATCCCTGGTATCTGTGGGCAGCCAATGGATACAGGACAACAAGAGTTTGTAAAAGTCACATCTAAGGGTGATGTAATCAATCGCATCATTGGCATGTTGTTTGATGATACAGCTTCGATGTTCCCCTGGTGGGTGAAAAAGATTACCTGTGCGCTTCCTTATGGACCACAAGTGCCATGATTAAGATACTGAAACGATTGGCGCAGTTTACGATTGCCTTGGTTTACGTTATGGGTCTTGCTGGACTGTTAGGCTTTTTTGTGGAGAAACGTATTTGGAAAGGTAATCCCTGGTATTACATGTTGATTCCGATTATATGGCCATATGTTTTGTTTATTGCCGTTTTTACTGAAGTCATCGGTGGTGATTTTCAATGGTTCAATGTGAAATGGTACTCCTGATGAAAAGGATGGCGTATGAGACAAATATTAGCCGTTGCAAACGATTTGCAATGCGGAGGAACAACTTCAATCTGCCCTCCAAGGGTTGAACTTGATGATGGAGGTATTTACCAATCTAGCAAACTTCAAAAATCCGTTTTTAATTTTTGGAAACGGGCGTGGAAAAAAATAAGCGAAATTGCAGGCGATGATGAAATTATCTTCGTTATGAATGGCGAGCCTGGGGACGGGGATCATCACGAAACCTATCAACTATGGAGCAAGAGACTGTTCGATCAGGCTAATGCTGCTATAACCTGTCTGAATATTCCCTCACAAATGGCAAGTAAAGTCTATTGCATAAGGGGAACTCCTGTTCATTCTGATAACAAATTCGATATTGACGACATAGTTGCCCGAGAATTAGGAGCGCATAAACTGCGTTCGCATTTCAGCGTTGAGTTGACTATCCAGGGACATCGCTTCTTTTTCACGCACCAGGGACCGAATCCTGGATACCGAGATCATACCTGGGGCGATGGGATCCGAAGAGAACTCAGGGACCAATTCTATCGATCGATCAGGGCAGGGCGTACACCGCCCGATTATTTTATTTGGGGGCATTTTCATCAAAAAGCTTATGCACCATTCAATGTTGAATACAAAAAGAAAGACTTGACGATGCATGGTTACATCGTTCCAGGCTGGCAACTATCGACAGCGTACATCTCCAGGTTGAAGAAGGGTGAAGAAATCATGCAGATTGGGCTTCTTTATTTCATCATTGAAGATGGGAAAGTTTCGCATCATTGGATTGTTGATACTCGGGATGTTACAGAGAGGGTGAGTATATGAAAATGAATTTGACAACTGAGGAAATCTTAGAAGAACTCAGGAAAAAGATGGTTCCTGAAATCCCAGAGCATGCCATTACAAAAAAGATGTTCATCAATTCGTTTGATGAAGAAAATAGACCCTCCATGACAACCGCGAGCCGATGGCTGAATGAATTAGTTGAAAATGAGAGTTGGAACTGTGAGGTGTTCAAAAACGTGAATTATTACTGGCCTCCGGATGACCACCAGAAGTGATAGTATTATCACTTAAAATGACCAGTCTAGTTGCAATTAGACTAATTCTAACTAGATTATTATAATCTGAATTTGTATACGATTGACTACAGAAAGTAGACATTTTTGTCCAATTACCGCGATGGTTTTTTCCCTCCTTGGTTATGATAAGCATCATTATAATGACCGTTCCTCTTCGCTCTCCATTTTGCGATAGGCTTCCAGTAAATCCTTCTTATCTACATTTGTCATCACTGTTAAAATAGCAGTCAAATTTTGTATATCCTCTTTATCTGGCGAAGATATTACAAAACCAATTAACCATGTAGTAGTTCCGAAAATTATCCATGAAAGCAATAGAGCAAACCACTCTCTCTCAATATATGCGAATACACTAAAGATAACAGCGAGCATACGAAAATAGGCAACTACCGTAAGTAATACTGTTTTAATTTTTTCTTTGATTTCGCTTTTCATCCTCTTCACTCCATTCCCTCATCAGCTTCAAAATAACCACATGAATAATCCGGAGGCGTTCCAAAAGTATCAACGCCAGCATCCTCCATCATGATGTCTACCATCATTTCTCCCCAGCCTGATACATCGTTGAGATTTTCTCTAACAAAATCATGATTGAAACATTCTTGTGTTTGAGCATTCCAATATTTACATTTCCTGCATGTCGCCATCTTCTTCACTCCATTCCCTCAATAACCTCTCCAACTCCTCAGGATCTACGTGCGCAGGTAGCCAGATAGTAGTCTCCGCCAAGCTGTACTCATTGAACCCGCCGTATTCGATGCGGTAGAAACGCCAGCCCTCCATGCCTTTTGGGTAATTAAACACAGGATATTCAGTCAGGAAGATTTGCATCTATTTTCTTTCGGGTGGCTTGCCTCTCTATGCGTTTCATCACAATTCTATAGTTGCACCCTATAGTATGTGTATTGGGGTCGATTGTTGCGTTTTTAGCTCCGCATTTGCAATACTCGCCATATAGTGCTTCTGCCAACGCATCACGCTCTTTCTTCAAATCTGCAATAGATTGTCGCAGTATTTTTATCTGATCCTCAGCCAGTCGTTGTGAAAATTCTTTACCCATCCTCAATCTCCTTTCGGGTGGCTTCAGGGATTGCCTGAAAGGTGTCCTTTATCTCAGCCCATTTTTCTACATCCCCGCTGAATAAAAGCTCCATATTATCCGTGAAAATAAGGCGCACAAACCGCACCAACGCATCCCGGTCGGCTTTCAAGGTGTATGCCACATTCATCCAGTCGGTATGTCTTCTGGCAGAATTTCTACGGGCATAATCCTTAGAATTACAATCTTCAAATATCTGTTCTATTTCGTATTTATCCATTCTCAATTTCCTTTCGGGCGGCTAGTAACAAGCGCATTTCACTTATCCCGTCTGCGTGCTTTACGCCTCCCTCTGTAATACCAAAATTATTCCACCCCTCAATAATCTTTGTGCCAGCCCGCACCAACGCATCACGCTCTTTCACCAGATCATTCCATTCTGCTTTCAGGTGGCGATATGCCTGTCCCGCATATTCCCAATCTCCGTAGTCGGGCTTATTAGCTACAATGATTTCATCCCACAGTTTTTGCAACGCATCACCACAGGCATAATTCTTTTCTTCCAGTTCGGCTTGTGCCTGCTGGAGTTGTTCTTTTAATTCTTTGTTCTCTCTGACAATGTCCTCAGCAAACGAGTCGCCCTCGGCATCCATGAGTTCCATGCTAGCTAGTTTTGCTTTGGCTTGCTGTAATTCGTCATGTTTTATACCCTCGCACCATTGCCAATGTCTACGTGCTTTCTTTTCTTTCTCCAACTCCGCCTCAAGTTGGGCGACTTCATCGGCAAATTTACAAAGAAGCCTATACCACCAACCCTCTATAGGATCTAATGGGGAATGATCACTAGTCCCAAATGGCTCTCGCATCCGTTCACTCAGTTCCATCCTCGCCTCCATTATTCCAATAATGAAATGTTGCAATCGCTTCCGGCGTCATCAACAGGAAACCAATGAAAGCCCAATCAATATTAAGATTGCCAAATATCCAGGCTGCAACCAGAATCAGACCGACAAAAAATGCTATTCTCATAAATTTAACTATCATCATTCCTCCGCTACTTCTATAGCTTGTTCTAACTTATCGGCTGTTTCATCATCGACAAATCCTGTATATGCTCTGATATTTAATAGTTCTTTCACTATCTCAATAACGGCTTCGAGCTGGATAACTTTTATCTCTAGTTCTTTCCGAAATTCATCTTCAATGTCCTCGAATTCTCGCACTTGTTCCGCGGTAAGAACGCCTTCCCTATATAACCGATATGTAAGTTTGCCTAATTTAATTCTTTCTGCTGTTATCCGCTCATTCAGTTTCATCTCGTAACCTTTCCCAGGTTGTAAGCCGCCTTCATAGCCTCAGCGATCATGCCTGTGAAATCTTTCTCCGACATTTGTCTATCATGGAACAATTGACCCGCGCAAACTGTAAGAATCTGCACCATGATTTCCTTATCGTAATACGGCATTTTATCTTCACCGCCCGACCATTCCGACCACGTTCTCCGGCATTGTTCTAACAACTCCTGCTCACTCATTACCTCTCCCGCATTATCTGCCTGCCCTCCTCATCGAAATAAACATCATATTCCCTGATTTCCGGAAGTCTCAACTTCCGCCTTATATCCGGTTTCTTGGGCTCTCGGCCTCGCAAAATAGCCGAAAGCGTAGAATGTGAAACGCCACTGTAATCGTCCATATTGGCGATTTTCCTCCATGATAGTCCTAAACCATCATGGAGGAGTTTTAATTGAACCCTGAGCGTGGACAGAGTTCGTACACCTATTCCCTGCTCAATTTCTATCATTGTTTTCGATGTCAAGTTCCTGTTGACCTTGTTCTTTCAGGCGCGCGGCATACATGGCTTTGGCTTCTTTTATGGCTTCCTTGCGGGGTGTTATTCCTGCACCAGGGCCTTCATACTCTCCAGGTCCTAGCCACCATTCGAGCGCCTTGAGCTGTGCACCATTAAGATCGTTGGTCGATTCGGTGGATCCAAAAATATAATTCAAAACTGCGATGCGTTTTCCGTCAGAGTTCGGATCCTGCTGGAAGCATTCGCTCATTTGCCAGGCGATGAAAGTTGAAAGCGTACCACCTGGGCGCTTCTCGTCTTT